TAGTGCCGTGTTCCCTCCGGAGGCGGACGTATTAGATAGCGCCAATGCTTACGGACCCACGGGGGAGGACTATGAGGGTCGCTACCATGCACCCGACGCGGCAGAAGTCATCAGCACCGCATCTTATGGAGTTGATTCCGAAAGCAACGGCACTTATGTCATAGTGGCGGCCGCCAATGTTTTGGATACTGTGACCTTTGGTCCCAACTCTGCCACGCAAGGCACAGTGGCTTTGCCGGCCCCCTCGAACGTCTGCCTTGGTGTATTTTATGGTGCAGGCGGCAACGAGTTTGAAGGTGAGCATGAATGTGACCTACCAGTGGAGGAGGACGTGCGGGAGGGCGTGCAGTATGACAATGGACAGGCAGAGGGGAATTTGGTCTTGCCGGCTGAGGAAGATGTGAAGGCTTCAGTGCAATACGGAGCCAATGGGACAGAACTGACAGGCACCTTGGTTGCCGCTATGCCTTGGGTGGGTGACCGGCACGGAGGATTGCGGTAATGCTCATCAAGAACGGACAAACCGATGTCATCACCTACTTCGTATTGCGGGACGCTACGACCCACGCACCGAAGACAGACGTGGTCATCACGGACATCGACATCTACTATGTGAAGGAGGGGGCAGAGATCAGTGCCAAGGCAGACTTAACTCCTCATGCCGCTGCGAACGATGCTCACTCGGACAACAAGGGGATCCATGTAGGCAAAGGTCTGTATCGAATTGACTGGCCGGATGCGGCGTTTCAGGGCGGGGTGGGCAAGAAGGTCTACCTAATAGTTGAATGCACAGGTGTAGACACGGTCTATCTGGAAGTGGAACTGTCTGCTCCTGTGAATACCGTTTCCCTTGGTGGTACCGACCAGACCGGCAGGGACATTGGTGCCAGTGTCCTCCTGTCTCCGGGTACGGGGACAGGGCAGATTAGTCTGTCCAGTGGAGCGGTTACTGTTGGCACGAACAATGACAAGACGGGATATGGCCTGGCGGATTCGGCGATCACAAGTGCCAAGTTCGCCGCGAACGCCATTTCGGCAGCCGCCTTGAATGCCGATGCCATAACGGCCATCCAGAATGGGCTGGCAATGGCATCCGAGCTTGCCAAGGTACCGAAGAGCGACGGGGCGGTTGGTTGGAATTCGACGGCACTCGGGCAAATCGGTACCACGGCTGAAAATGCTTGTGCCGATGCCATAAGCAACTATGATCCCCCAACCAATGCGGAGATGGAAGCCCGTACATTGGCGGCGGCTTCCTATGCTACCGCAACGGAACTCGCCAAGGTACCGAAGAGTGATGGTTCCGCCACTTGGAATGCCACAGCCCTTGCCTCGATTCAGGCGGGGGCGGCAGCAGCCTTGACAGCATATGATCCCCCAACCAATACAGAGATGGAAGCCCGCACGCTGGCGGCCAGCAACTACGCCACGGCATCAGCTTTGGCAGCGGTGGATACCATTGTGGATGCTGTGAAGCTTGTGACCGATAAGCTGGACAGCATGATTGAGGAGATCTCATAGTGGCGTACCGCTTCAAAGCCCGTTCGACGACGCCCGGTGATCCTGCTCTGAAGGCGGCAGCATTGGCGGTGGTGGCAGGCTATCCGCTAGAGGCGGATGTTCAGTCAGGTGTCTACTACGGGACGAGCGGCACGGAATTCCTAGGGGAATTCATAGCAGGCGCGGGTACTGTGCCCGATCCTAGTGATGTGCGGGAAGGGGTGGAGGTAGGATACACCGAGGGGACGCTGGTGGTTCCCTCTACAGAAGACGTTCGGGTGGGGATTGGCTATGGAGCGGCGGGAACCGAGTTCACGGGCACCTATGGGCTCGCGCGTGTGACGCATGGGCAGATTCTGGAATCCCGCACCTTGCGGCAAACGGCGGTCTACTGGCCGCCCTCCACAGAGATCGATGCTCACGGCGTTCCGATCTTGTCTACGCCACAGCAGATTCGTTGTCGTTGGGAGGACACTCAGGAGGAGTTCATTCAACCCGATGGCGAAAAGGGCGTGAGTCGGGCAAAGGTGTTCCTCATTGTGGACTTGGAATTAGGAGGGATGCTGTGGCTCGGCACCTTGGAAGAGGCCACCGCCCCGGGCTTCCCTGCCGATCCCCGTGAGGCTGGAGCACTCAACATTCGTTCGGTCTCGAAGATGCCTACGCTCAAGGCAGAACAATATGTCCGTGTGGTGTACCTCTAATGGCTGAGATGTCCTCCATCAAGGGTCTTGCCAAGCTTCAGCAGAAGCTTAAGGCGCAGACTGCCCAGAACGTGAAGAAGCTGGCGAGAGGGCTATATCGAGCAGGACGGCACTTGCAGGCATGCAGCATGGACATCGTGCCAGTGGATACGGGAAACCTGAAGAATTCAGCAGATACGTCCCCACCAAAGATTGCGGGCACAACGGTGCAGGTGAGGGTATACTACACCGCCAACTATGCTCTGTATGTTCATGAGAACTTGAATGCGAGACACAAGCCCGGGAAGCAAGCGAAGTTCTTAGAGGGACCGGCTCGCACCGAGCAGGTACAGATGAAGCGGATTGTGAATGAGGCCATGAGATGACGCATAGCCCAGCGACAGTCATAGCCGAATACCTGCTGACGGAGTCCCTTAGTTCCATTGAGGCCCCGCCCTTTGTTGTGCCTGCTCCGTCAACGGATTGGTGTCTGTACATCTCCCTGCTCCCCGAAACGAATCCCGCACGCGCGGGGGCGGTCTACGATACCACGCCGCAACGGTTGCGTCGGTTGCTATCGGGTGAGGAATTGTGGGCACACGGCATCCAGATCAAGATTCGTTCGAGCGATTACCCAAGCGGTTGGGACAAGGGGGAAGAGGTGGTAGCATTGTTGAACACCATTAATCGTTCCCTGGTCTTCCTGTCCCCGGCCTCCTACGAAATTGAGTACTTCTCCCAGACGAGCCGCCTCTTGTCTTTGGGACAGGATGCACAGCGCCGGCACGAGTTTGCAATCAACGGGATGTGTGTTATAAGCCAGATCACCTGACGTAAGGAGAAATAGCATGGCAAGCGGTGACGAAGGGATCAGCGGGTTCGGGACGACTGTTTCGGGTGCTTCGACAGGGACCTTGGGTCGTCTTATCCGCGTGTCTGTTGGGTCTATGGAAGCCAACGACATCGACGTATCTTCCATGGACAGCCCGAACAGGTGGCGAGAGTTCATTGCCGGTATGAAGAATGCCGGCGAGATCCGATTGGACATCCTCTACGATGAGGACGAAGTCGAGGCGGCACTGGATGCGCTGGGTTCCGACAACGAAACATGGACCATCACGTTCCCGGATACAGCGAATTTCGTCTGTGATGGGTATGTGAAGTCTGTGGGTCCCATCGACGCGCCAATGGACGACAAGATGGCGATGAGCATTGGGATCAAGCTGTCGGGCGAGCCCACCTACACCCCGCCGGCATAATGGCCGTAGCGAACGGCTGAAAGGAGAAGGTACATGTCGAAGGTGCTGACGAAGATGGAGATCCTGAGCGCCCAGGATCTCAAGCAGGAAACGGTTCCTGTCCCTGAGTGGTCCCCGGATGGCGTGGTGATTGTTCGGGAAGCCACCGCTCTGGAACGGGACGCCTATGAGGAAAGCCTGCTCCGCCCGACACTGAACAAGAGGGGCGAGCGGGCAGAACTGAAGACGGACTTCCGGAATTCCAAAGCACGCTTGGTGGTGAAGTGCATTATCGACGAGCGGGGCGATCGCATCTTTCAAGACGAAGACGCGGAAGCACTGGGCCGGAAGTCTGCCGCTGTGATCGATCGCATCTTCCAGGTAGTCCGGCGGCTATCCGGCATGACGCTGGAAAGTAAACAGGAGATCGAGGGAAACTCAGACGGCGCCCAGAACGAGTCTTCGCCTTCAAGTTAGCCGGCCATCTGGGTATGCCGGTCTGCGAATTATTGCGGAGAATGCCGGCTTCGGAGTTCACGGAATGGCTGGTGATCGACGAGAAGTTCGATCCCTTTGGGTCTGTACGCGAAGACTTGCGTGCAGGCATGATCGCCAGCCCATTGCTCAATATCCAATTGGCAAAGGGCAGTCCGCGCACCAAGCCTACGGATTGGATTCTGGACTTGCGTCCGGTCCAACCCATGACCGATGCTCAGATGCAAAAGGTCTTCAAGGCGCTGGCGGAAGGATACAAGAGATCCAAACGACCGGTGCAGGAACAGAGGTCGAAGAAGGAACGACGGCCGCCTCCTACGGATCGTCCTAATCGCAGACGGAGACCGCAATGACAACCATTGAAGAACTGCTGGTTGTTCTCAAAGGCGACGCGAGGGAATTCGACCGAGCAGCCAATGAAGGCGTGCGGCTCCTCACGGATCTGGACCAGTCTGCTCAGAAGGCTACCAAGCGATTGGATGACGTCTGGGCAGCCTGGTCCCATCCACAATCGGCAGCGGACTTCATGCGCAATGAAATGGCGCTGCAACAAGCAATGCAGGATGCCATGATAGAGGGCGAGAAGCAACTTCTACGAGACAAGCTGGCCCGCATGGAAGAGGAATCTGCTGCCGAATATGAAAAGGCGGAGGAAATGGCGGCGGCGGAAGAGGCCCGCATTTCTGCCCAGCAGAACGACATGGCCACCTTCCAGTCATGGCGTGTCGCTGAGCAGCAAAAGGAGATGCAGCAGACACAGATTCTGGACAACGCCATTTTCAATATGACCCACAGTGGGTATGAGCGGCGCCTGCGGGACATGCAGCAATACTACGCTCGCCAGCGGGCAGAACACGCTGGAAATCTGGAGAATCTGAAGAAGCTCGATCAGCTGTACTTCTTGGAATGGCGTGAGCTTGAGCGGGTGCAGGAGGAACACCAACGAAGGATGCTGCTCGCTCGACGAGGTCCTTTGATGCTGGCCGCAAGAACAATCCTGCCACAAGTCACATTCCTAGCGGGCGGCCAGATTGGCATGATGGGCATGATGATGTCGCAGGGCTTCGCGCTGGGTGGCCTCATGGCCGGTGTTACAGCAGCGGGCGCCATCATCAAAGAAATGGTAGGCCACTACAAAGCCTTCAAGGCACTCCAGAAAGACATATGGGACTATGCCGAGAAGACAGAAAAGTCCTATGCCCATCAGCGGGAATCCATCCGCGAGACAACCGGCCTTGGGAATAAACTGCGGGCACAGGCGCAGGAAATACAGGCGCGGGCGGACGAAATGGCCAAGCGGGCCAAGGAGGCGCAGTTCGGCACCGGCGGATTCAGTTCAGTATGGGCGGGAGCCAAAGCCGCAATGTGGACAATATCCAGCGGCCAGGCGATGTGGCCCGAGGTAGAGCTGGGCTTGCAAGAAGCCACCCGGTTGGAGGAGGAAGCCAAGAAGCTGCGGGAAATGGCTGCACTGGAAACAGAACTTCTGTGGGAAACGACTCAAAGGAAGATGGGGGTCGCCGAGCGATCGGCTGAAATACAAGGCATGGAGGAGGGGACCGAGAAGCGGCGTGCGAGTCTGGAATTGCAGATTCGAAGCCGCCTCGAAGACGTTCGCGCTCGGGTTGATGAAGAGCTTCGCTTGTTGGCAGTCTTCGGTGCTACCGAAGAGGAAATGGCGGAAGCCAGTGCAAGGGGAGGCAAGGAGATCGCCAGTGTAGAACGGCAGATCTATACAATGCTGGCGAACTTCCAACGGGATGAAGCTCGGCGGGGTGCTGAGGAGGCAGACAGACGCTTCAAGGCGTTGAATGCAAAGGGAACA